TGCGAGATATGGGATAAGGAAAGCGGCAAAGTCTACTGGGTTAGCAAAAGCTGCCCCAACATTCTTGACGAGCGTGACGATCCGCTAGGGCTTGAGAATTTCTTCCCATGCGCCAAGCCTTTGTACGCCACAATGACAAGTGATACGCTTGTGCCGATCCCTGATTTCGTGCTGTATCAGGATCAAGCCAATGCGCTAGACATTTTGACTGACCGCATTGATGGCATGATCAAAGCCTTACGTGTACGTGGGGTCTACGATGCGTCACAACCGGCTTTGCAGCGTCTTTTAACTGAAGGTGATAACAACACACTCATTCCTGTTGATAAGTGGATGGCGTTCTCAGAAAAGGGCGGCTTAAAAGGGTCAATTGACTTGCTACCGCTAGACGTATTGGCAACGGCATTGCTTCAATGCTATCGGGCGCAAGATGAAATTAAGCAAACAATCTATGAAATCACAGGTATTAGTGACATTGTTCGGGGACAAGGCGCAGCAAGCGAAACAGCTACAGCCCAACAAATCAAGGGTCAGTATGCCGGACTGCGCTTGCGATCGATGCAAGAGGACGTTGCCTTGTTTGCGAGTGCGTTATTTCAGTTAAAAGCACAGGTGATTTGTACTAAATTTCAACCGTCTACGATCCTCCAATACGCAGCTGCCGAAGCAATGAACCCTGCCGATCAAGCGTTGATTCCGCAAGCGTTAATGCTGTTGAAAGACAAGCCTTTGCGTTCATTTCGGATTCAGGTTGATTCCGATAGCTTGGTGCAAATTGACGAGCAACAGAATAAACGTGATCGCGTTGAATTTTTGCAAGCGATGGGCGGGTTTTTAAACCAAGCCTTGCCAATGGGTCAACAAGCGCCGGAAATGATCCCAATGTTGGTGGAATTGGTAAAATTCGGTGTTGGTGCGTATAAGAAAGCAGCGCCAATTGAGGGTGTTATTGACCAAGCGGTGGAACAGATGAAACAGAAACAGCAGCAAATGGCGGCTAATCCAACCCCACCACCACCTGATCCTGAGATGATGAAATTGCAAGCACAGGCGCAGTCTGAGCAGATGAAGATGCAAGCCACGTCACAAGCCGACCAGATGCGGGCGCAAGTTGACGGGCAGATTGCTCAAGCCAAGGCACAAGCTGAGATGCAGATTGCTCAGATGAAGATGCAAGCCGACGCAGCACTTGAGGCGCAAAAACAACAGCATTTAGCGCAGATGAAACAGGCTGAACTGGATCACGCTGAACGCCTAGAGCGTTGGAAAGTTGAGCTTGAGCAGGCCACCAAGATCACGGTAGCAAGGATTGGCGCCAACCCTGGCGTTGACATTCCCCTACTTGAGGCGCAAGAAGCTGCAAGTCAGAAAGTTACGCGAGAATTGGGCGATAATTTAGCTATGGCGATGGATAAAATGCAACAATTGCATAGCAACATGGCAGACATGGTCGGTCAAGCAATGACCCGGATTGATGGCGCTGTAGGCGTGATGGCTGCGCCCAAGCGAATTATTCGCGGCAAAGACGGTAAAGCAATTGGCGTTGAGGTGATCCAATAATGGCACTTGTTCTCGCAGATCGCGTTCAAGAGTATTCGACCACCACAGGCACGGGTACGCTTACCCTGTCGGGTGCGTATGCAGGGTTTCAGACGTTTGCAGCGGGTATCGGCAACGGGAACACCTGTTATTACACGATTACGTCTGATACAAACCAATGGGAAGTCGGTATTGGTACTGTAGGATTAGGTACGCTTGCTCGCACAACGCTAATTTCATCGTCTACGGGTTCGTTTGTTGCGTTTAGCGGCACTTTGACCGTGTTTGTGACCTACCCTGCTGAAAAAGCGGTTTACAGCGATGGAGGCTCGCTTGGCGCTACGACGGTCGGCGGTAACTTTTTTACCCTGACCAACCCATCAGCGGTGACATTTCCAAGAATCAACGCTGATAATACGGTTTCGGCACTAGATTCATCAACGTTTAGAAGCGCAATTGGCGCGGGAACAATTACAAGCGTCACAGGCACAGCGCCAATTGCATCAAGTGGCGGCACAACGCCCGCAATTAGTATTGCCCAAGCTACAACAAGCACAGATGGGTACTTGTCTAGCACCGACTGGAATACTTTTAATAATAAAGGCAGTGGAACTGTTACTTCAGTTACCGCCACTAGCCCTGTCACATCTACTGGCGGCACAGCGCCAGTCATTGCAATGCCAGCGGCTACCACTTCGGTTAATGGTTATTTAACAAGCACTGACTGGACTACCTTTAACAGCAAGTATTCTGTTGGCGGCGCTTTAGGTACACCATCGAGCGGGACGGTGACTAACCTCACTGGTACAGCCTCGATCAACATTAACGGCACGGTCGGGGCTACAACGCAATCTACGGGTGCATTTACTACGCTCAGGTCAACCGGATCAACTTTGCTAGGTGGTGCATCGGGCTTTGAGCAGCTTAGAGTTGTTGTAACCGCAAGTCGTTCTCAATACATCCAGATTTCTGCAAACACCAGCAGTAACATTCAAAAAATCAGCGTAGTTGGCTCGTCTAATTTAGGCTTTGCTTGCCAAGGCGGTGGAAATCTCAGGTTCAATACAGAAATTAACGACACTCTGACGCAATTTGTTATAAACCATGTGGCAAGTGCTGTTAATTACCTATCTGCTAATGGGGCGGCTACAGGCAACTTTCCATCGTTTAACGCAGAAGGCAGCGATGCCAACATCAATATTCGTTTTACGCCAAAAGGCACTGGCACAGTACAATTTGGCACACATACTGCTACTGTTTTAACCCCAACTGGTTTCATCACAATCACCGATGCGGGCGGTACATCTCGCAGATTACTGGTAGGATAATTATGGACTTGCCGCTCAAACTCACAATCGAAGAAATTAACTATGTGCTAGGCTTGCTTGGCGAACAGCCAAACAAAAGCAACACTTACCCGCTTTTAATGAAAATTAAGCAGCAAGCGGATGCAGCTGTGATCACTCATGCGGAGGTAAAGCAATGAAATGGACAATTAACGGAATAATGATTATCGACACGCCCTTTCCAAAAGCCGTAGCAATGGTAAATTTTACGATTAGCGACACGCAAAACGGGCTTACGGGGCAAGTCATCTATTCACTTGATTTGATTAACGCAAATCCAGAAAATTACGTCCCATACGATCTTATGACTGAGGCTCAGGTTATAGCTTGGACAAAAGAGGCGGCAGGTGCGGATCGTATTGCCGAATGGGAAGCTGAAGTGCAAGCAAAAATTGATGCCCAAAAAATTCCTGTGCCGTTACCAGCGCCGTTACCTTGGGCGGCTGCTGAGTAATGTTTGGCTTTAATGCCTTTGCAGCACAACCGTTCTGTGCAATTCCGATTGTCACAGTCAATCCGGTTATCTTTGACTTTCACGATGGCGGCGTAAACAAGAAAAAAGAGGAAGAACAGCGTAGGCGTGAGGCAGCAAAGGCACAAAAACGGCGTGACGAGGTATTAGCCTTATTTGAACGCATCGTTGAAGGCAAGCCTGAAGTCGCAGAGGAAATTGCTCAACCATTCGTTGTCACGCAAGCCACGATCCATGCGCCAGCGGTCATTGATTACGATGCAATGTTGGCTAGTTTTGACAGAGTTGAGCAGATTTACAACGCTTATATTGAAATGGACGATGAGGACGTTTTATTACTGCTATGAAGAAAACATACATATACGTCAATGGCGAACTGGTCGAGAAAGGCTCAAAAGAGCATTACGAAAGCCTTGGGCCAATGGTCATGCCAGACATTCAACCTTACAAATCTATGATTGACGGATCGATGATTACAAGCCGGTCTATCCATCGTGACCACCTACGACAGCATGGGTGCATTGAAGTCGGCAATGAAAAGATGGAAACCAAGCTGCCACCGCCAAAAGACACGCGCAAAGAAGTTATGCGGCAGCAATTGGCAAACATGACGCATAAGCAAGCAAACCAAGTTCTTTCACAACTACGTCGTAAATTTACCTAAGGGGTATGCAATTGGAAAATCCTGAATTAGACCGTCGAGAGTTACTGTCACAGCAGTTCGACGAAGTTCAGAATGAAACACCCGTCGAGGCAGTAAAGACTCAGCCTGAACCCGAACTTGAGCCACCCGCAGAACCGCCAGTTTGGGAACGCCCACCGGCATCGTGGAAAAAGGATTATCACGAAGCCTGGACAACCGCTGATCCAAAGCTGAAAGAATACGCTTGGAAACGTGAAGAAGAAATGAAAGCAGGGGTTCAGCCTTTGCTGTCAAAAGCCCAATTTGCCGACCAAATGCAGCAAGCCATTGAGCCGTACATGAATAATATTCGTGGTCTTGGCATCGAAGCACCGCAAGCGGTCAAGGCTTTAATGGAGGCTGATAACGTTTTACGTCATGGTTCAGCGCAACAAAAACAAGCATATTTTGCCCAATTAGCGCAACAGTACGGCATTAACATGGGCGAGGTGCAAGCGCAGCCTGTTGATCCTAACTTTTACGCCATTCAAAATGAGCTTGCACAAGTCCGTGGCGAAGTGTTAAATTGGAAGCAACAGCAGGAAAATGCACAAAATGAAGCGCTTTTGAACGAAATCAACCAATTTCAAACAAAAGCAGAGTATTTTGAGGAAGCTCGACCAACAATGATCCAACTGCTAAACAGCGGTGTGGCGAAAGACTTGGAAGATGCGTATCAAAAGGCAATACGCCTAGATAACGACTTGTTTACAAAACATCAGCAAGCCTCACAGGGTGCAGCAGATGCAGCGAAACGGGAAGCATCGAATAGGGCAGCGAAAGCGGCTCGGGCGGCAGCGGTCAGCGTTAAAAGTTCCACACCAGGGGCAGCGACGAGTACCAAAGCGCAAGATAGGCGCTCTTTACTCATGCAACAGTTTGACAACATGAACGAGCGTTTTTGATAACCTAATCGGAGATTACTATGGCATTTGCCAATAGCTCGATCAGCGACATCATTGCGACTAACATTCAA